GTCCTTTACAAATGGCGAAGAAAACGCTATTAGAACACAACCAGTTTGCAGGTCAAAATTTGATCTAGCATACAATTAAAATTTAGGGGCACTTGTCAGATTAGGTCTCGTCTATTACAAATAATAGTAGGCATCACAAAAATAACGATGAATAAAATGATAATGTATAAACTCTTTAATCTAGCCATCGTCTTTCCTCTCTAAAAAGGATTTTAAAAGGGCAATCTCTTTATCGCTTTTATTGTCTTTACTTGTTTTAAGTCCTATAACTGATAGGTAACTGTCAAGAAACATCTCATTTAGCGACTTTATCAGAAAAGAAGCTTCTTTAGGCTTAGATTCAATCTTATCAAAAAGTTTTTCACTTATATTCATTTTCATAGATTCATCTTCATCAAAATAGACTCTAAAAACATCCTCATTATCATTACCTATTGTGCATTTATATCCTTTTTTAAACAATTTAAATAAATCTTCAAAATCATTGTCTTGCGACAAATTTAGACGCTGTTTCGCATATTCCATCTCATTCCACACCGTTTCAAGACATTCCTGTTTGGCTTTAGACAATTCTTTAGCGGTTTTAAAAGGGGTATTTCCTAATTTCGTCCGGTACTTTCCGACATATTCCTTACTTTTTCCCATTTTATAATCCTCCTGTTTAAATTATACCAAAAAACGCGCAAGAACTATAGTTAAAGATGTAATATTAAGTCATATTACATAGATATTATGACAGAAATGCATTAAAAATGGAAATTTTTGGGTTAGATATGTTTAGTAGATAAAAATATATAATGAAATTAGGCAATTAACTGGCTTTTTTTAGTTCTTTTAGCTCGGCTTGTTCTTTTATAATCTTCTTTAACTCACTTTTAGAACATCCAATAATCATATATCCATTCCTGATATAACTGGGTTCTTTTCTATAAAGCGACTCTTCTTTACTTGCTTCTTCTAGGTCTTTACGAGCCTTTTTCATTTCTTCATCGAATTTTTTATTTAAATTATCTTTTGACATAAAAAATCCTCCTTATAACTAGACCTTCGGAATATACTACACTTGTTTAAGTTTTTAAAGGCTTTTTAGTCTTTTCTATATATAAAGGTAATAGTCTATCCAAGTTCATCAAAATTGGTAAAGCCATTACTTTAAGAGTTCCAAGATATTCTGACAATTGGCCCAACAAATATGGTTTTTTACAATCTACGTTTAAAATTCCAGTATAAGGAAAGGTATCGCCAATAGGCATAGAAATAAATGACTTATAATTACTTCCTTCCCCGCTAGGACTAAAGTAATGTAAAATTTCATCAGCTACTTGTGGCGCAAAATTACCCTGTTCTTTAACAAATGAAGATAATTGTAATCCGTCTTCATAAACAACGACGCTCCCACTTCTATAAGAAAGAGGAGCACCCGGAAGAATATTATATAATCTCTCTCCATCACTACTAACAAAATCTTCTTGGGTTCCAGGTACATAAAGAACAAAAGAATTATTACAAATATCATCTGGACAAGGTAAATCACTTGGTAATTCGTCTAAGCCTTGAGCCAACAGTAAATCTTTTCTAAGCCAAAGAAGATATCCTTCTTTATTAGAATCTACGCCAGTTGTATCAAATTTTACGCATTTTTTAAGCTTGTTACCCTCTTTGGAAGGAAAGGAAACAGCTATCATTATATTTACACCTATATCTTCTTTGATTATTTCTTCACCGGAAAATTTACTTATAACATGACGCATTAATAATAAGTTTTGTTCAATGCTACGCCTTAAATGATCAATCGTTCCTTTTTCTAAAAATTGTAATGATGACCTGTTTGTACTTTTCATTAGATGAACAAAGCGGTTAAAACTTATTTCCGGCGGGGTTTTTAATAGTGCTTTTAAGTAGCGATACTCTTTAGAAGCTAGTTTGCTGCTCTGCGCTGTTTCACGAATAATAAAACAAGCAGCCCAAAACATAACCATAAATAAGACCGCAAGACTTTTTCTCTGATGAGTTGATAATATGTAATCGCCTTTTTTGCTCTCAATTTGTCTATCAATTTTTTTATCTTTGTGGACATAATTTTTAGGACTTGTAATGCTCATAGCTATGTCAACACTATGTACAGAAACCATTATAGAGCATAATAATAACAAAACATTGGTAAATAAGTTGAATTTCGGGCCAGAAAACCTTTCTATATATTGATCTTTGATTTTTCCGGGCCAAAAAGATTGGTATAAAGCCACAAAAAACGATGTAAAGTAATCCATTGTACAATAATAGCACATCGAAGGTTTATAGGTCTAGTTCCAATTATCGGAATAATTAGGGGTTTTATACCTTTTTTCTCGCATAGCTTTAACTTTCTTTTTCAATGTTTCTATTTTTTTTTGAATTTCATAATCTACATCATCGAAATTTATAAGCTTTTAATGTAAAAATTTAGACTAGGTACTTTCTTCTTTTAATACTATTTCTTTACCTTCATTCCATTGATTTAAGCGAATGACATATTTATCATGTCCTTTTTCTGTCTCAATATAAGTTAATTGTCCTTCGCATGGTGCTCCACAGTTGGCGTAAATACCATTATCATATTTTATAATTGAAGGTTTATGAGAATGGCCCATCACAATAACCTTGTTATCATCTTGTTTTAGAAGCACTTGAGCTATTATTTCCAACATTCCAGTTTCAGCAAGCAGACTTTTTATACATGTTACAGTTCCGTTATTATTCTCCCATTGATCATAAAGGTTCTGATAAACTCTTTTGACGCTATCAAAACTAAATTCGATCTCCATACCGCTATAAGCTCGAAGTTTAAAAAAGGCATCTTTCTCAATAAACGCTTCCTCACAAACAGCTTCAAACACACATTGAGAAAGAGTTTTAGGGCCAACAATATCAATTAAGTCATCCATATATGTTTCATACCGTCTTTCTCCCGAACCTGTCAGAGCCGCTTTTGTGGCAACAGCTCTCGAAATAAAATAACCGATCGGAAGATTATATTTAGGAACATTTTGATAATCAGGAGCTGTAAACATACAGTAATAATGTCCATGCTCGGCTAACAGGCGACCTGTACGAAAACAACGACCTGCATATATCATACCAGGAAAATGCTCTTCTATGTGTTGCTTGGTTATACCCATGTCATGATTACCACCAATGTATAGCACCTTTAGATTTTTATTTTGAGAAAGAAATTTTAAAGATTTTATTATAACGGCATTTCTTCTGGCTTTGATAATTTCATCAAAAGTTGGTGGCAATATGTCGTAAGGGTATATCCAGTTATCAAATATATCACCTAATAAAATTACTTCTTTCACATCCGCAGAAATATTCAAATAGTCAAAAAAACCAGCTACATTTTTTAATTCAGATGCACTCAACCATGTTGGATCATATTTGTATTTTTCTTTTAATACCTTTGTAACACCAGAAATATGAATATCACTTATAAAAATTCGTTTATTTCGTTGCATAGCATCATTTCTTAGCTCTTTTTAAGCCATTTTCTATAAAAAGGCTTAAAACAATGGGTTCTTTGATGGCCAAATCCGAAATTATAGATAGAATTTCTCTAACATCGCCGATCTTAACTTGGCTTTTCTTACTTTCCTTATTAGCTATATGACTGGCTAAATCTTTCATGGTCTGAATCTTTGCCACTATCACCTCCAAATTATTAATAATGATAGAGTTGATCGGTTAAAAAATAAAAAAATTAAGCATAATTGTATTGATTTGCATTGAATACAAAGAAAAATTTAAGTTTGAGGAAGGTTTATTATGCCATTGGCTATCAGTTTGGCATATTTAGTAATGTTGGAAGCGATAAATAACAGGCCATCTCGATTACTAATAAATTCACACTCAATCAGACAGGCAGGCATTTTAGTATCTTTTAAAACTATAAAATTTTTTTCTTTTAATCCCCTATTAATTCTATTTGAAAATCCTGTGGTCATCTCCTTAAGAAATACATCAGCTAAATTTTTCCCTTTTTGAGATCCATTGTAATAGAAAACCTCAATCCCATTTGCACTAATATTAGTGGCTGAATTACAATGAACACTCACAAAATAGTCAGCTGCAAAATCATTGGTTCTTTTTACTCTATCGCTTAATTCGATAAAATCATCATTCATTCTTGATAACTGGATATCAATCTGGTTATTGTCTAGCAGAATGGTGTTAACAGTAGAACAAATGGCAAAATTAAGATCTTTTTCTCTAAAAGTGTTATTATATAATGATTTTACTGCCCCGCTGTCATGTCCTCCATGACCAGGATCTAAAACAATTTTCATTCTACAATAAACCTCTATCTAGCCTAGATAAACATAGTGTTCAATAATTTTTTCCAAAGCACTAACCAAAACACGTTCAAATCATCATCTTCTTTGTCTTCTTCCAAATTAGTGCTGCTATCTTTAAAAGGCGTTAAGCTTCCATCTGAATTAATGGTGGTCATTAATTTAGGGCCACCACCTCCTGGATCTATGCCGCCACCTTGACCATTTGCAATTAGATCAAGATTTCCTATAAGAACAAATACAACTAATAAAATAGAAAGAAACATCCGTTTTAAAAGAGTCAAGCCAATATAACTACCGACTCTTACGCCTCCCTCATTAGTTGGTTTTTCGTGTTTTTCCAAAAACTCGACCTGTTCTTTATGTTGTCTTCTAAGCAAATCTAGATAATCCTTGTATTTTTCGTTTTCAATTTCCCAAGAGTTCCATCTAATAAAACCTTCGTTCTCTCCAGATTCCCAGAGGTTTTGTTCGTGTTTAACTAAACTAATGATCATCCTAAAGGTGCTTTCCCGTGAGTGCATTAAATATTCGCTATTTTTAACAAAGAATTTATTGTTTTCCTCTTTTACAAAATCTTTTTCAACAAGCAGTCTTAGTTTTTTCAAAATAGATAAGCCATAATTTTCAATCAGAAAACCTTTAGTAATCCCCTTGTCTTTGGACTCTAAAATATCACAAAAAGCATTATATAGACATGTAACGTCATTTGCCAACTTTAGAGAGATTTCATTAGATAACTTGTTCAACTCTTTGGTCATTTCTTTTTCCTTTAAAAATTTTAAAACCTCAGTATTTCCAGCCTGAGAAGCATGTAAATTAATCCACTTTTGTTTTAACTGAATATTCCCGTTTTCAAATTCAGCAATAGCTTTTAATCCCAACTTTAAAGATGGGGGTTTTTTACCATTTTTTACATCTGCAAAATAGCGAGACGAAACACCCAAACGATCGGCTAAAACCGCTTGCGTTAAGGTAGACTTTTCTAAATAATCGCCAATAATTTCTCGTATCATTGATGATGTTTATAAACATCCGACTTAAATAAGTCAAGTATTCGCTAATATTTTTCAATATATCCCCTATTTAGGTGACAAATTTGTCTTGTTTTTCCCACAAATGTTTGACTCTACAAGCATCTTTCGTTACAAATTTAACCAATGTCATGACAATTAATTACTTTAATAACTAATCTACTTTACAAGGAGGTATTGCAATGAAATGGTCTATTATTTTAATTTTAGCTAGCATGTATTCAACAAGTCTTTTTGGTGTTACCAAATATGAGATGTCATCTTCTGATCAAGAAACAATAAAGCTTTTTTTAGATGCGGAACTAAAAACTAAAATTCGCTTTGAAATTATAGAGGGTAACATTTTTTTGATATAGACGATTATTATAGATATGCGGGAAATTTGAACGTAATTGGAACTTATGAATATAATGGTTTTCCTATCGATGTTATATCAAAAGGCAAAAAACTGGCTTTTTTGGTTGATTTTGGTTTAATGAAACCTCAAAGATCCTCTAATTCTAATCTAAGATATATCACCCCTGATTTTGAAGGCGATATAGGTGGATGCTTTGGGGGATGTGCTAGAGATAGACGAGAGGCATATATGAGAAGGCAAAGAGAAAGGCATTCTGAAGAAACTCAAAGAAGGGTAGACAGAGCAAGAAAAGAGCGATACATTAAAGACGCAAAAGATATTGCCAAGATTGTTGGGAAAATCGTAATTGGTGCAAAGTTAGGCTCTGGAGGTGTTGCTGCCGCTGTCGCCGGCGAGATAGTAGAAATAGTAACTCATTACTAAAATATAAGAGTATAAAATGAATTTTTTAACCTGTCCGAGTTGTAATAGTAAGACAATGAGCCTTATTAATAAAATATTCACTACTAGATTGGACAATAGGGCTTGTTCTAGCTGTGCAAGTTTTCACAAAATTAACACTTGGCCACTTTTTATTGGAACCACTACCATAATGGCAATCTACCATTTCTTTATAAAAAAGAATTACTCAATTGGTTCTGATGGTTCATTTATACTCTTTATAATAAGTTTATTAGTCTTCAAGCTTTTTTCTCCTTTGAAAAAGCTTGAAGCTATATAAACAGATCACTTCGCTTTGTAAATACATTCCAGATCAACTGCATAATTTGAACCAATTGTATGTACAGCTTTTTTTATAATCCATTCGCCATCTATTTTTTCTCTGAAACCAAGGATTTCAATAGGCATCTCAGCTTTAAACTCGGTCTTGCCATCTAAATTTAAAGTCAATTTTTTATAATTTTGTTTTATTTCTTTTAACTTTGCCTTAGCCGCTTCTATTGCAATATCCTTATTATGAAAAACATCAGTAATATTAAAAACAGGCTTCCCTTCCCCTTCGGTAATTGTTCTAACTGTCCCTGTAGCTATATCGTTCCACGAAGTACTCACGCTATTGTAATTTTCTCTTCCAACAAAACGGCAGCTCCACCTTTTTACATCATTTTTAGATATTTTTATTTTAGGTAGACTTTTCCCCGTAACACTTTCTGCTTTAGATCTTTTCATTATAAGAAAATCATTATTTGACAACTTAAAAACAGCCCCAAACTTTTTACAAATTCTGGTGATAAAATGAAGAGTGCTTTCATTGGCCTGTATCATCTGCATGTCAACCGGGATGTTTCCTATTTCTTTATCTATTTTTAAATCCAAGTTGTTTTGACTAGCAATTTCAAAAAAAAGTTCTTTTAGATTATTTTTTATAAAAACCTTTTTTTCCAAGGCTTTTAAGTTGATTTGCATATTAGCCGATTTGCCTTTAACTACCATAATAGCTGGAGGATCTTTAATATCAACATCATCAATGACAAACTTGCCCATAAAAGTTAAATCATCACCATACCCCATCGACACCGAAGCTACTACATCAGTCCGAGGAATAGCTAAATCGCCTTCACTATCATCTATCTTCATAGTAAAAGTATCGGCGGTAAAACCTGATTCATCGGTAACACTGATGCTTTTTATCTTTTTTCTAATTTGCTCCTCTAGCGGGTTATTTTCAATAAGGATTTTGTAGTTAGGTTTCATATAGTTATATAAAATGATTTATTTTGTCTTTACATTGTAAAACATTTATGCTACCATTTAAACATGGAGCTGAGATATGATAATAAAAAAAACCAAAAGATTAAAGCTGATAAAGACCGAAGAGGAATTGATTTCGAAATCGTGTGTCAATTAATAGAAAATGATAGAATTTTAGACTTTCAAAAATCTCAGACACGAGAAAATCAATATTATTTTGTAGTAAACTTTAATAATTACGCCTTTGTTGTACCAGTAGTAATCGATGAGGAAAAAGATGAAATATTTTTAAAAACCGTCTTTCCTTCAAGAAAGGCCACAAAAAAATACTTGAAGGAGTAAATTATGAAAACAAAAGATTACCCAGACAACGACCAAGAATTAAATTTAGACGACTTTGAAGAAATACCAAAAAACGAAAAAGAAAGACTTATAACTTTAACTAAAGAAGCTTTAAAAAACCGGAATAAAACCATCACACTAAGAGTTAGTGAAAAACTCTTGATTAACATCAAAGAAAGAGCTGAAGAATTTGGCCTTCCCTATCAATCATATATGCAAATGGTACTTTTAAGACATCTTAATGGGGAATTTTACGATAAACCATCTATAGACAAAATGGTTAAGACTCTATTAGCTAATAAAGGTTAATCCCAAAGGGAGATCTCGTTTTTAGGTTTTTGTAGATCGTTTTTTGTCAGGGGGGGGAGAAATATACTGATTCCAATTTCATAATGAGTTCCTTTGTCTGCTAAATGAGGATTTAAAGACAAGACTTTTTCTACAATTTCGCAGGTAAACCCGTAATGTTTAAAACAGATTTCATCTAAAACATCATCTTGTTTGGTTGAATAGAGCATCAGATCTTATTTCATTTCTTGTTTTACTTTTTGCGCAAAATAAAAATCATTCAATCCTTCTAGTATAAAGGTTTTAATAATAGCTTGTCTTGTAGTTCCCATATATTCGACTAATTCATCTAAATCTTCTATCATTTTCATTGTTAAATCAAGATTAGTTTTTACAGTCTCAATATTACTTTTTCTTGGCCGTCCTTTCATTGGAGGTTTTAAGCCATGTACTGTAATTTCGTCTTTATCCCTTATTTGCATTTGACTGATTTCTTCTTCAACCTTTTTTTTTGTCCATTTTTTTTTAACCATATTGTCCTCGTATTTTTTTATATATACTTTTTTCTTTATCAGAAGAAGCCCAATAAGTAATCAAATGGATAAATTCTTCATCTAAGATATCTTCGTAAACAATAGTCATGAATTTCCTTTTAACTTTCCCTATTGATCTAACTTGCTCAGGATATCTATGATTTGTATACGTTACATGGTATTTACTGACTATTTCTTCTGCAACCTCCAATAAAGTAAACCCTCTAGTTCTTTTTAAAATCTTTGATTTTTGATCATCCCATTCAAATATACCTTGAGTTTCCATATTTAAAATCATAGTTTTTATGATTTAATTTGTCAAGAAAAATCATAAAAACTATGATTTTTTTTACGATTCATATTTTTTGATAGCCAGATCAAATTCAATTTTTTTGGTTAAACCATCTTTTAAAAAATAGCTTTTTGATTCTCCTATACTGATAATTACCCATTTACCGTGAGAATTCCCTAGGCCATCGACTAATAATAAAGGCTCTCCTTTGGCTCCTTCTTTTTTTATTTCCTCTATATATTCCAAACCTCTTTTTCCGGCCTTCTCTGGGTAGATAATGCCTTTTAAGTTAACTTCATCATTTTTAAACCCAGAAAATTGTAATGATTCGTAGTTGCCAAGTCTTTCACCGGCTACCCACCTAAAAGATATATGTCTTCTAAATGAATCATAGGCGGCGGTTTTAATAGAAAATCTTAAATCTCCTAGTGCCATCATTACACTTTCAGTCATACATCCTGGCCTCTTTTTTTAGACTTAATTCTTCTACCAATTCCTGTAATTTTTCTTTTACCTTATCAGCTAAAGCCTCCTCATCCATGCCTTTTTCTGCATTAATCGTTATAGGAGCGTTCATAGACAAATCTCTAATAATTGACCTTTTAGAATCGCCTTCTTTGGCTGTTTTTTGTAGAAGACTTTCCGATTTAAAAAGCGATTTTTGGCCCCATATTTTATCCATTAACCCACTTGGTAAGATAGAACTGACATAATTTTTTATCCCTGCCCCAATAGACTTGATTTTGATCCATCCCACCTCAAAAGGCCGAGCTATATTTAACCCGGCAAAAAAGCTTTTAATAGGTTTCCAATACTTGATTATTAATCCCGCTCCTAATGCTATACCTGTAATAGTAAGCCCAATGGGATTAGCAACTAAAAACAATGAGACCGCTTTAAAACCTCCTAAAAGTCCTAATGTAGCTATCTTAATGCTTCCTATTATTGGGGCAAGTGCTGCCATTTTTACACTCATTGCCACCATCCCAAATTTAATAGCGGCAATAGTACCTAAAACACCAGAGCTAACAGCTAAAAACCCACCTGCGGCAGTTGCTAAAGCCCCAAAGCTCACCGCTCCAAAAGCAACAACCTTTGTCAAAGAGGGGTATTTAACAGTTAGGTCAGAAATTTCCCTAACTAAATTGGTGGTGGTTTTTATCACCTTGCCTAAAGTTGGCATTAAGACACTTGAAAATTTAATAGAAAGACCCTCTAAAGCCGATCCCAAAGAAGTTAGAGAGCCTTTCATATTATTATCCATAATCTTAGCGACTCTTGCGGCTGTACCACCAGAATCCTTCATTGCCATTTCAATTTTCCTAAGCTCACTAACGCCTTTGTCTGTTTGCGCTTTATCCAAAAGAGCTAAAAACCCGGCTGCGGGTTCTTCTCCAACTATCTCTTTTAAAATACCCATCTTCTGAGCTGAACCCATATCCTGAGTTTTAATCGCTAATTGCTCAAGTATTGAAGACAAACTTAAAAGATTTCCCTTTGAATCTTTGGTTTTAATGCTAAGTCCTTCCATTATTTGAGCTGCCCGCCCAACTGGCGCAGAAAGACGCATTAAACTTCCTCTTAAAGTCGTCCCTGCTTGAGACCCTTTAATACCCACATCAGCCAGAACACCTACCATACCGGCCACTTGAGAGATGGGAATATTCAATTGAGAGGCAATTGGAGCTACATATTTAAAACCCTCTCCCATTTGCCGCATATTGGTATTGGTAGTCGAAGATGTTTTGGCTAGTATATCGCCTACTATGCTAATTTCTGAGGCATCCATTTTAAAGCCTTTTAGGATATCACTTGATATACTGGTTGCTTCAGCTAAATCCATTTTTCCAGCTTTAGCCACATTTAAAAGACCAGGTGTGGCCTTTAAAATTTCATTGGTTTTAAATCCTGCTCTACCCAAATTTTCTTGAGCAAAGGCAACCTGAGTTGCAGTAAAGGACGTAGCAGAACCTAAACTAAGAGCTTGCTTTCTAATAATCTCCATTTGCTTTGCTCTTTTTACCGGGTCTTTTTCTCCACCCAGAGCAACTGCTTCTACAGAGCTTAAAGCTGCTTCAAAGCCAATAGAAGTACCAATTGGTTTTTGTATCATTCCTAACGTAGTAGCTCCAACCCTACCAGCCGCTCCTGCTGCCAAACCTAATCCACCCGCTGTAATTGCGGTTTTATCTCTTTGTTCTCTGGCTTTATTTAATCTAATCTCTCCCTCTTTTACTCTTTTAAGTCTATTTTCTTGCGTCTTTAGAGCAAAGTTATATTTGTTGGTTTCCAAAGTTATCTTTCTAATGTCAGCTGATAAATTTTTAGTAGAAATTCCAACCGAATATAAGGAACGCCTAACACCTTCAGTCTTTTGTCTTTTTTGTTCAAAAACATCTTTTAAATGACTTGCTCTTTTTGCAGTTCTGGTAAATTCATTTCGTAGTGCTTTAGTCGGTTTTTCGGTTTGGTTTATTTTACTAGCTAACCTTTTTACCTCTTGACCGGCTCCTTTCCATTCTTTCTCAGCTTCAATAGTTGCCTTTTTTAAAGTCTTAAAAGCCGTAATTTTTTGACTTTGACTTTGTAAAGAGGACAAATTAGCTTTGGTACTTGAAAAATCTTTTGATAAAATTTTGGTGCTTTGTGATATAGCTTTAAACGGCGAGCTTATTTTATTTAGAGCTTCTAGCCCAATAGTGAATTTTCTGTCTGCCATCTTAATCTTTCCTTAGCTAGTTCGTGCCAAATTTCCAGCTCATCAAATGGAATATTTTCTATTTCTTCTTTTGACCATTTGAAAGCAAAGGCAATATCAGAAATTATATCCATAAGTTCTTTTTCTTCTTTTAAAACTCGCCTAGTCCTAAAAAACTTTCAATTTTATTAGATAATGTTCTTAAATCTTTTGCATCAATTTCATCTACGGCATTAGGGGGAATTTCGCCTAAATTACTAACCATGGTTATAGTTTTTTCTTGATCGGTTGGTACATGATCTACAGCTCTCATATCCCTAGTCAGTGGTCTTCTTAAAGTAACCTCCGTATATTCTTGACCATCAAGTTTAAAAGGATATTCCAGCTCAATTGTTTCATTTATTACGCTCTTTGGATCATCTGCATTTCTGATAGTTCTTTTCTTCTTTTGCATTTTTTCCTCCTAGACTTTTAAAGAATAAAAACTTTATACTTAAATACTGTGCCTAAATCATAAAACTAGATTTTTTACATATTATCTATCTAATTAGCCATAGTACCCACTTTTTCAAGAAATGTAGCAACAACGGCATTAACGGAGAAAACAAAAGAAAAATACCGTCTCTATAGATAGAGCTGGTGGAGCTAGAATCAATAACAATGAGTATCCCTACTACAAAAAGCATTGGAGAAATTACACTGGTTAAAATAAAAACAGATTTATATAATTTGCCAATAAACTTAGTCAGATTAAAGTTTTCCATTTCTTCTCCTATACTCTTAAAATAGCTGCTCTTTGCAATGCTAATTGATCTTCTCCGCCAATAATTCTAACCATGTTCTCCACATCAATTTCTATCATATCGGCTCCTGCATAGTTAAGTCGGTAGTAACTACATGCTACCGAAAATTGCATAGTAGAATCATCGCCGGCTTTCCAGGTTCCCATATCAAGTGTTTTTATTTTGCCTCGCATATAAACAATAATAGGAATAACCGCCAAACCCTTTAAGGCTCCTCTAGCTGATAGTGAAATCGGCCCACCCATAGAAAAACCAAATTGCCTCAAAATATTAGGGTCATATTCGGATAAAGTGATGGTAGCCTCTAGTTTTTCCATTCCCATATCTAGTTCAATAGGAGCATCCATCCCGCCTGATCTATGTTCTTCTGTTTGAATATTTAATTTAGGTAGCTCCATTTCTTCAATAAGTCCGGCATAACCTCGGCCATCACAAAAGAGGTTAAAAGCTTTTAGTTTATGGGGCATCATATTAACTAGATTCATATTAAAATACCTCCGTTAGATAATTATCGACCATGTGGCTTCTAAAATGTACGGTCTGAGCTGGATAAGAAGGGGTAAAGTCGTAATCAAAGTAAATGTTTCCTAATTTAATCTTATCATTGCTATTAATTTCGGGATCTATCCAGCATTTACCGCCCAAGATAGCCCCTTGTGCTTTCAAATCACGTAGATAATTATTGATACCTTCTGTTACTTCTTCCACATATCCTTTGGTAATATTTCTATCTACCGCCCATAGGTGAGATCTCATAATCGACTCATTGACCATATCAGCGGTTCTACGAACATTGATAAACTGGTATTTCTCTTCTTTTCCTTTTCCCGTATTTAAATTACCCCACAACCTAAAACCGTCTTCCCTGATGGTTGTTGTTATGCGTTTTTCATTTAAAAGGTTGGCGGTACAATTAGGGTCATTTAGAGCAAAATCAATAGGTCTTGAAGTTCCAACAATACCCTCAATAACATGATTGGAAGGAGAAACCCAGAAACCTTCCTCTGCATCTACCCTGGCAATTAACCCGGCAACAAAAGAACTTGGTTCTACCTGCGTTTTCTCATCAATTT